CTGATGAAGATGCAACCACACCTACAAAAGAAAGCGAGGAAACTGTGGAGAACACTCCAGAAGTTTCAGCAGCTCCAGAGGTAGAGGCAGCATCAGTAGAAGCCGCCGCACCAAAGGTAACTGCAATGGTTTATGCGCAAGAGCGCGTTAAGCCACTAACAGGCGCAGAATATCTTTCTGCAAACATCAAGGCAGCAATGGGAGATGATGAGGCTCGCCGCATCGTTCGCGCTGCTGACGATTCAACATCAACCAACACTGGTCTAACACTTGCACCACACCTACAGACCTTTATTACCGATACATTCACTGGCCGCCCAGCGTTTGAAGCAGTAACACGTTCAGCACTTACAGAATCAGGCATGAGCTTCACAGTTCCACGTTTGTATGTAAATAATGCAACTGCTAACACTGCTCCAACAGTGGCAGACACAAACGAGGGTTCTGCACCATCTGAAACAGGCATGACTTCAAGCTACGACACAGTAAACGTTAATAAGTTTGCTGGTTTGCAGCGCGTTTCATGGGAACTAATTGACCGCTCATCACCAGCGTTCATGGATCTTATGATGACCGAACTTCGTAAGGCTTACGAAAAGGCAACAGATGCAGCACTTATTGCAGAACTAACTTCTGCTGGAACACAGGCAACAGGCGTAGCTGCAACCGCAGCTGGCTTACAGTCATTCATTGCAACTGAATCAGCAGCTGCATACAAGGGAACTGGTGGCGATTACGCTAACAAGCTTGTTGCTTCAACTGACCAGTGGGCAGCAATCATGGGTTACGCAGATTCAACAGGTCGTGCGCTTTACTCAGCTGCTACACCAACTTACAACGCATCTGGCGTTGCAGTTCCAACATCAGTTCGTGGAAACATCTTAGGAACCGATTTAATCGTTGATCATAACATTGCAACTTCTGGCATTGTTGATGAATCAGCATTCCTAATTGCACCAAGCTCGGTATATGCGTGGGAATCACCAACAACCCAACTTCGAGTAAATGTGCTTACATCAGGTGAAGTAGAAATCGCACTTTACGGCTACCTAGCACTTTACGTTGCTAAGTCAGGTAAGGGCGTTCGCCGCTTCAACTACACAGCGTAATTAACTATCTCGCTCCCGAGTAGTTAAGAAAGGAAACGAAATGCCAAGCATCATCACAGTAGCCCAATTGAGGTCGGTACTTGGCGTTTCGTCTTCCCTTTATTCAGATGCATATTTAACAGGAATTATAGATACTGCTGAACTTACAATTTTGCCATTATTGCAATCTTATTCAAATTCTATTGCTCAATACAGAATCGAAGATGGAACTTGCGTAATGGAAACATTATTGCCTAACGAGTTCAAGGCAGGTCAAAGCGTGGTCATCGGAAACGTTGCAACCGCTTTAAATGGTACTCGTACAATTACAGACACGATTAGCAAGGAATACGAATTCTCGTTTGCTACAAACGAAGCTGATGCAGATTGGACACCAGTTATACCAGCTGGAAGCGCTTACGTTAGTGGGAAAGATGCCGCAACTCTTTATGCATCTAATGCGGCAATTGAAAGCGCAATCACAATCGTTTCAGTAGAAGTATTCCAATCAATAACCGCAGCAGGTGGGCAAATAGAGGGCGTGGACTTCCAGCCTACACCTTACAGAATGGGCAGATCATTGGCAAACAGAGTAGCTGCTTTACTGAGCCAATATCGTAATGCAGCAGGCATGGTTGGCTAATGCCATCATCTATTGCAACTAACATTCGAGGTGCTTTAGAAACTTCTCTAAGTGGCGTAGCAGCTTCCGTCTATTCCGAGCCACCAGAAACAGTTATCCCACCTGCTGCAATTATTGTGCCAGATGAGCCATATATGGAAACCGAATTCATCGGTGATGATTCAGTCCGTGTTAAGGTAAATTACACAATTAGCGCGGCAGTGGCTTATTACTCAAATGCTGGGTCACTAGATAATTTAGAGCAGTTAGTTATTTCAATACTTGCAGCTCTACCGCTTTCCTACATTGTTGGTAACGTAACAAGACCAAGCGTTACCCAAGTAGGGGCAACATATTTGCTGGTTTCAGATATTTCTATCAGCACTTATTACACACAAACAAACTAAGGAGAAAAAGTGGCAACCACAGTAATAACCGGGCGTAACATTTCGCTCTCATTTACTGGCGGCACAGACATCGAGGCGCAAGCGACTAGCGCGGTGCTAACAAAGGTGAATGAGCGCCAGACTTTTCAAACTCTCGATGGCGAAGCCTACAAAACCACGAATTTGAGTGGCACTTTCGCTTTAGAGATGCTTGCCGATTGGGGCAAGACTGATTCAGTATGCGAAGCTCTTTGGGCTGCTGCTGAATCAACACCAGATACAGCAATTACAGTTACACTAACTGCTGCAACAGGTGCGCAATTTGTATTTGGAATTCTTCCAGACTTCCCAACCGCAGGTGGCGCTGGAATTGATGCGCAGACAGTTACATTCAATTTCAAGGTCTATCAAGGAACTGTTACAGAAACCTTTAGCTAAGAGAAAGAATCGGGAGCATGAAACTACCAATTACAATCGAATATACAAATGGCAAACAAGCAACCTATGTGGCGCAGCCGCCTGAGTGGGTTAAATGGGAGCTAAAGACTGGCAACACAATTTCACAGGCACAAGAGAAGATTGGGCTGCATGATCTTCTCTTTCTTGCCTATCATGCTATGAAGCGTGAAACGGCAGGTGCTACTCCTATCAAACCTTTTGAGGTTTGGTGCGAAACTGTTTTAGATGTGATTGTCGGTGAAGCAAACCCAAAAGCCATCCAGTCGGAAGCATCAGCCGAGCAATCTGGGAACTAGCAATAGCTTCTGGAATTCCGCCGTCAGAGTTTCAATCGGCTGAAGATTTACAAACAGTAATGGAATTACTAAAGGAGCAACATGGCGCAGGATGAGGCACTGGCTTTCGACCAGACCGAACTTCGTGCGCTATTTCGCGCTTTGAAAGCGATGGATGATGAGGGGCAAGCCCAAGCGAAAGAAATATCCGGCGGGCTTGCTTCTTATCTAAAAGATAAAATTACAATTACTGCTCGCGGTCGTGGGCAAGATTCAAAAGCCGCTACTCGTATTGCTGAGGGTAGCCGTGTTAAGAAGTCATCAAAAATTGGCGAGTTATCTATTGGCTTTGCTAGCCAGCGTTTCTCAGGTGGCGGCACAACCCAAATGCTTTGGGGTGGCAACGAATTTGGATCTAATAAATATAAGCAGTTTCCTGTTTGGTCAGGCCGTGAGGGTCGTGGCTCTAAGGGTTGGTTTATTTATCCAACGCTACGCAAGGAGCAACCTTACATAGTCAAAGAATGGGAAGCAGGCTTCGCTAAGATAGCAAGAAAGTGGGATAGTTTCTAATGGCAGCAGCATCGAGAACATTAACGCTTAAACTTCTTGCTGATATTGATAATTTCCAAAAGAATTTAGCAGTTGCAGATGCCAACACTTCTGGCTTCTCTAAGCAGGTAGAAAAGTTTGGCGCAGCCGCTAAGGCTGCCTTTGCCGCAGCTGCCGCAGCAGCAGCCGCTTATGCTGTTAAATTGGGCGTAGATGGCGTTAAAGCAGCCATAGAAGACGAGCAGGCACAAGCAAGCCTAGCTCGAACCTTACAAGCCGCCACAGGGGCTACAAACACTCAAATAGCAGCAACTGAGAAATACATTAGCAAGATGCAACTAGCCACTGGCGTTGCAGATACAGATTTGAGAAATGCGCTTTCCCGTCTATCACTATCTACAAACGATTTAGGTAAATCACAGGAATTATTATCTTTAGCGCTTGATATTAGTAAAGCCCGAGGGTTATCACTTGAAAGCGTATCTAACGCTCTTGGCAAGGCCTATGACGGCCAAATGACTTCTCTTGGTCGCTTAGGTATTGGTTTATCCTCAACCGAACTTAAAGGCAAGTCATTTACCGAAGTTCAGCAAAGGCTTAGCGATTTATTTGGCGGTGCAGCTGCAAAGAACGCCGAAACCTTTCAAGGCAAAATCGACATCATGCGTCAGCGTTTTGCCGAATTTCAAGAATCTATTGGCAATGCAGTAATTCCAATTTTGATGAATTTATTTGAATTTATTGATACCAAATTATCACCTGCTTTTCAATGGTTAAAGAAAAACGCTATAGATCCAGTTTTAGATGCAATTATGCGCAATAAAGATGCATTCCAAACTTTTGGTGAAATTATTGCAACTTATGTGCTTCCATTGCTTACTGGTGCTTTTGCTGGTGCTTTAAAATTGGTTGCAAACTTAGCAGCTGGAGTAATCGATGTTATTGGCAAAGTAGCTCAAGGTATTACTGTGTTGGTAAATGGCGCTATTGCTGGCATTAATGCTCTTATTCGTGTTTACAATGCAATTCCGTTTTTACCTAATATTTCAACTATTCCAGCCGTCAGCGCTCCAACAATAAGCGTTCCTAAAGTTTCTAGTAGCTCAGCAGGAAGTGTCGGCGGTTCATCTGGAATTAGTATTCCATCAGTTCCAACCATAACTGGCTCAGGTTCAAGCGGTGGTTCTAGTTCAACAGGCACAATTAGCAACCCAACCATCGCGGCAGGTGCTAAACCATTCTCAACTCCAATGAGTATTAGTAGCCAAAACCCAATAGTGATAAATGTATCTGGCGCTATTGATCCAGAGGGAACTGCTCGCACAATCGTAAATACTCTTAACTCTAGCTTCTATCGTGGCACAGGTGGCGCTGGCGGTTTGGTTGATTTGGGATGACGGCTTTTAAGCCTATATGGCAAGTCACTATTGGCGGAGTTAATTACACAAATTACATTCTTTCTGATTTAACAATTAGCTCTGGTAGAACCAATATCTACGAGCAGGCTTATGCTGGTTATTGCAATTTAACTTTAATTAACCTTGACCAATCTCAGGTTGCTTTTGATATTCAGGAATCAATCACTATTTCTATTCAAGATTCTAATGGTGATTATGTACCTTTGTTTGGCGGCGAGATTGTGGATATTGGCATCACAGTTCAAACCGCTTCGCAAGTAGCCCTTACCCAGTCGATTAATATTTTAGCGGTGGGCGCTCTTGCTCGCTTGCCTAAAGCCCTAACCAATGGAGTTTTAAGTAAAGCTCTTGACGGAGTTCAAATTGAAACTATTTTGCGAGAAGTCCTATTTAACACTTGGAGCGAAGTTCCGTCTTCTACAACTTGGGCTAACTACACTGCCGGAGTTACTTGGGCTAATGCCGAGAATAGCGGCGTTGGAACTATCGATACCGGAAACTATGAATTAGCTGCTAGATCATCAAGTCGCACCGATGTGTATTCTCTAGTAAGCGCGCTTGCCACTTCTGGTCTTGGCTATCTTTATGAAGATGCATCAGGTCGTATTTCTTATGCTGATTCAACCCATCGCACAAATTATCTTGCTACAAATGGCTATACCGAAATTAGCGCAAATAAAGCTCTGGCGCGTGGGGTTAGTATTCAAACTCGTTCTGGCGATGTCCGTAATGAGGTTACTGTGGCTTACCATAATGGTGGCGAGGCAACCGCAAGCGATGCCGCTTCTATTGCTACTTATGGCCAAATAGCGCAAATTTTTCAAACTTCCCTTGATAAAGCAGCCGATGCACAAGACCAAGCAGAGTTCTATTTATCATTACGCGCTCAACCACAAGCGAACTTTAATGCTCTTACCTTTGAGCTAACTAACTCTGAATTAACCGATGCAGAGCGCGATGCGCTAATCAATATATTCATGGGCTTACCTGTATCTATAACCGACTTGCCGCTAAATATGGTATCTGGTCAATTCTTGGGCTTTGTTGAGGGTTGGACATGGCGAGCAGGTTTTAATCAATTATCTTTAACCATTACTGCATCACCGATTTCGTTTAGCTTACAAGCTATGCGCTGGAACGATGTGCCAATGGTTGAAACGTGGGCAACAGTTTCACCGACTTTAGATTGGCAAAATGCTACAATAGTAGCCTAGAAAGGAAAATTATGGCAAACCCTACTACAAACTTTGGCTGGCAAATGCCAACTTCGACTGACTTGGTAACAGACTTGCCAGCAGACTTTGAGGTCTTTGGTCAGGCGGTTGATACCACGCTGGTTGATCTAAAGGGTGGCACGACTGGTCAGGTATTAAGCAAGGCTTCTAATACCGACATGGACTTCACTTGGATTGAGCAAGACGATACCACCATGAGCTTCAATGCTCAAACAGGCACAACCTACACGCTAGTAGCTGCCGATGTGAATAAGTGGGTCACGGCTTCCAATGCTTCTGCTATCACAGTCACAGTTCCGCCATCAGTCTTTTCTGCCGGAAATGTAATTAACTTGCAGCAAATTGGCGCTGGTCAGGTCACCTTTGCACAAGGCGCTGGCGTGACCATTACTTCTACAGGAGCTTCTGCAAGCGCACCTAAACTACGCGCTCAATATTCATCTTGTTCAATTATCTGCACTGCAAGCAACACTTTTACAATCGTGGGTGATCTGGCCTAATGCTAATTCATGGCGTAATTGCCAGCAGTTATCCTGCCGTTAGTGGTGCTTTTGAATCTATTGCTACTGCAACAGGCACAGGTTCAAGCAGCACAATAACCTTTAGCAGTATTCCAAGCACTTACAAGCATTTGCAAATTCGTATTATTGGTAGAACGCCTGATGCGCTCACAACATCTACTGCGTTTATGCGTTTTAATTCTGATTCAGGAACAAATTATGCTGCTCACTGGCTTTATGGGGATGGAGCAAGTGCAACGGCAACAGGATCTGCAACTCGTTCTAATGTCTGGGTTCAACTCTATTATCCAGGAAGTTCGTACAATACAAACATTCACGCTACATCTATCATTGATATACACGATTATGCTTCTACTACAAAAAACAAAACTGTTAGAACATTTAATGGCGTAGATGTTAATGGTTCAGGCGGTTATGTAAATTTAGTTTCGGGGTTGTGGATGAATACCAACGCTATCGATTCGATAACAATAGATTTTAATGGTCAAAACATAAGTAATACATCCAAATTTGCGCTATACGGAATTAAGGGGGCATAATGCCAGCAACTTACGAACCAATAGCAACCACTACGCTAGGTAGTGCAACATCTACTATTACCTTTAGCAGTATTCCGTCTACTTATACTGATTTAAGATTGGTGTTAAATGTATCTGGCAGTGGTATAGCAGTATTGCTAACCTTAAATAATGATACTGCAAGCAATTATTCTTACACCGCTTTAGCGGGAACAGGCAGCGCAGCGAGCAGTTATCGTGGAACTAGCCAAAGTTCAATAGACCCAAGATATAATTCAATTTCTACTTGGAATTTTTTTACGGCTGATATTTTTTCTTATGCTGGTTCTACTTTTAAAACTTTATTAACTACAGGAAGCCAAGATGCTAATGGTTCAGGCTCAGTAAATTCGCAAGTGCAGTTATGGCGCAGCACTTCTGCTATCAATAGATTAGATATTGGAACTGGTGGAACAGGCAATATGGCTATCGGCACAACTGCAACCCTTTACGGAATTAAGGCGGCTTAAATGGCAAATACATACACCCTAATTTCTTCCAACATACTAAGCAGTTCAGCCGCTTCAGTTACTTTTAGTTCTATTCCTGCAACTTATACCGATTTGGTTTTGAAAGTTAGCGCTAGAAGCAATGGTTCTAGTTATACTTTAGTTGGTAAATTTAATGGAACAACAGCAAATTATTCAGCAACTTTTCTTCAAAGCAATGGTTCAACAGTTAGTTCTTCTGCTGGTTCTGCACAGGCTGCCGCTTATCTTTATGGTGGGGTAAATCTATCAACTACAACTGCTAATACTTTTGCAAGCGCAGAAATATATATTCCAAGTTATTTATCATCAGCAAATAAACCTTATAGCACCTTTGCAGCAAATGAAACAAATGCTTCGGCAGCAGATATGTTTGCTCACGCTAATTTGTGGTCAAATACTTCCGCTATTACTAGCATTGAATTTTCTTTAACTGGCGGTAATAACTTCGTTTCAGGCTCATCATTCTATCTTTACGGCATCAAGAACAGTTAGGGAAAATAATGGATAAACCAACAAAGGTAATCATCAACTGCGAAACAGGCGAGCAGGAAGTTATTGAACTAACTGCTGAGGAAATCGCAGAACTAGAAGCAGCGGCAGCTCAGGCAGAAGCAGATCGTATTGCTGCCGAAGAAGAAGCAAACGCTAAGGCAACTGCTAAGGCTGACTTGCTGGAGAAGCTAGGCATTACTGAGGAAGAAGCCAAACTGCTACTCTCATGAGTATTCAGAAAGTCCTTGATGCTGCAAGAGCTGAAATCGGCTATAACGAAAAGCCGAACAATAATAACAAGTTCGCTAAGGTGGCTGGTCATGCCAATTATCAGCCGTGGTGCGCAACTTTTATTAGAGCTTGCTTTATTAAGGGCGAAGAAGCGAAAGCAATTCCAGACACCGCCTACTGCCCCCATCTTGAATCATGGGCGAGAGCTAATAATCGGGTCGTTCCAACAGCCGAAGCTAAACGCGGTGACTTGGTATTATTTGATTTTAGTAGAAGTGGGCGAGCCGAACACATCGGGATTGTTAATATCAATTTTTCTGCGAAGAACCCTGAATACCTACACACCATCGAGGGTAACACTAGCGCTATCGCAAGTGGATCCCAAGACAACGGAGATGGCGTATCCAAGAAGAAACGTCCAATATCTCTCATTCGCCTTGTA